TCCTAGGGCCTATGATTTGATCAGCGGGATGGAGCAGTTCGGTAGCTCGGCAGGCTCATAACCTGTAGGTCGCGGGTTCGAATCCCGCTCCCGCTACTACTGGCAGAACCGGGCGCACAGGCCGTCCGCGGTGGCCTGATCGAACTGGTCGCGAGCCACCAGCTCATCGACGATGCGCCGGAACACCACTGGATCGGAGGGTTTCGCATTGGGATTATCGGGCCCGATACGCGCCATTCTGATCAACTCGTAGGCCTCGTAGCGTAGGCACAGCCAGCACGTGATGGGCGACGCCACCGCCCGATATCCAGTGTCGCCGTCGCGGGGCGGACCGAAGCATGATGGCCACGCCAGATGACCCGGTGTAAACATGGCGCGGTGGGTATCCCCGGCGCCCTCGACGAGCTGGACATTCGCCTCTAGCGGCATCCGACTGTTCCCCCTTTTCAAACCGGGACGACGATCGCAAGCTCACCTCGACGCCGGGCCTCGTCAAGGTGATCTTCGGTGAGCTGCCTCATGTGGCAGCGCACACAGTCAACGGCGAGCGCCACCATGCGGTACGTCGGGGTCGACCGCGATGCGTCGATCGGGTAGCTACGGCATTCCGGCCACGGGAAACCTTGCTGGCCGCCGTCTGACCGGTGGACCTTCCCGCGCGAAGCCGACTGGACGTTGACCGCATCTTTGCTCACAGCTACACGGTAGCTCACAGCTAGTGTGCAGTTCCATGAGGCGCTACACTGCGCACGGGTCGCGGCTTTTCTCGTCTGGTGGTTAGACCCACCACCACGCGGCTACTGGGTCAGCAAGCCGAACTGACTGGTCCAGTAGCCGCACCCTCGGACGGAGTCTTTGGTGACTGTGGAGATGCTCGCCTTGATCGGCGCGGCGTCGTCCTAGTTGACACAGCATGACACAGGCGTCTAAAGTTCCGCCCCTGGCAAGCAAGCGCGTGACCTGGTAGAGCAGCCCAAGCAGTTTCGATGGCCCCGACGTGCGGTCGGGGCCATCGTTCGTTCTACTACCGACACAACACTGCTAGCGCACCACATCCCCATCATCTAGCGGCCTAGGATGCCGCCCTTTCACGGCGGTTGCGCGGGTTCGAATCCCGCTGGGGATACCAGTCGATCTTGCGTTACGGTTCCCCTCGGTGGTGGCGCCTTCGCCCAACATGGAGGGCGATGGGGCAGCGCAGCGGTCCGGTAAGTACCCGGGGCGGGCTGTTGCGGGCAGAGGTCTTGCGGTGTTTTCGGGCCGATTTCACCAGCGGTATCCCTCACGCATGTCACCAGCTGCTCTTTAGCGCCACCACCGATCACACCAAGATCATTTGCGGTTCCGCTTGTCTAGCAGCAGCAACGTCAACGCCACAATGATCGCGATGCACAGCGCGGCAGCGTTCACTGCCGAAATCCAGTCGATGACCGTCACGGGGCACGCTCCGCGGTCCACCGCGCCAGCTGCTCGCCGGTGGGCTCAACCCAGTGCTCTACGCCGTGCGGACACACAAACGGTGGCATCGTGAACGGGTTGCGTACCAGCGGGCGCAACGTCGACACGTGGACGTCGAAGTCCAAGCCGGCGAACGCTTCCCTCAGATCGTTAAGGCAACTCGCGTGGTCGTGCGTTTCACCGCAGGTGCATTCCGGGCTGTCATCCGCGCCGGTCACCGTGACCCCTCCGGCGCGTCCTCGGTGAGCGGTTGCCCAGTGTCGGCGTGCCACCGGTAGTCGTCGAGCAAGTCGTCAACGGCTATCCACGCCGGGGAGGTCTTCGAGTGTTCATCGCGACGGCGCTTGATCCACTGCGCCGTCGCGTCGTCGCGCATGGGCCTGGTCATGCCGACTGGCCAGCGGTGGGAATCGGGCGCATCAGGCTGTCCAAGTCGCGGGTGTCGACTTTGACTAGACGAGGCCCAATCCGATAGCCCTGGATCCGGCCTTCGGCGATGTAGCGGCGCAGGGTGCGGGTGTGTACTCCCAGCAGCTTCGCGGCGTCGGTCAAGCTGACCAGGTGTCGGGTGGTGGTAGTTGCTACTGCGGCCATCTTCTGGTGCGCTCCTCGCGGACTGAGAGACAGCGAGAGCGTCATGCCCCAACGCTTGGGGCACTTCGGGCATAGCTGTCCCGTGGTCCGCGGGGCCTCCTCGGGACGTGCCCCGGCGCCGCGGTTTGGCGGGGAAGGCCCGGAGCGCTGCGGTGATGCGCTCTCCCGGCCTGGAAGGTCGGCATCCCGTGAGCGCGAGGGGTCGGGCCTTCCCCGGCGCGAAGATTAACATCACGTTCCGGCGCGCCGGCCCGTGGGCACCTGTGTACGCCAGCGTGGCTTTGAATACGATGCTGGGATGGTCATGGTCAGGGACGACGAGAGCAGCGCGACCTTCGCTGACCATCCCCTGGCTGCCCACCAGCGACCGTTCGTGCTGCGGTGGACATCGCTTTCCGTTGGCTGCGGAGTGAAGCTGGTGGGCACCGCCGGCTTCCACGGTGACCCGCCATGGTGGGTCACCGTGATCATCAGCACGATCGCGGTCGTGACGGCGATGAGTCTCGTGCTGATCACGGATCTCATATCGCGGCAGTACCGGTAGCAAACGGGTGATCTTATGTCGATCACCGCGCCGGCATGCGCACCCCTGAACAGCCCTGGGGCTTTAAGTTGCCTACTGGCACGTGGCTGGCACGGCCCTGCGGCGGTCAATCCGAAAACGGCCTCTGACCTGCACTAATGCTAGTCGGGACGACAGGATTCGAACCTGTCGCGCTGAGGGCTATGATCATGGCCATGATCAGCGGATATGACGTGTGGCCTGCGAGGACTCGGTCCAGCGATCTTGACGGGAGTTGACTCCCCCGGCCACGGATGTCAACACTTACTGGCACGATCTGGCACGCGTAAGTACGATCATGTCCGCGCGTGTCACAACCTAGGAGAGCCCGATCTGATGAACCGACAAGCCACCGAGCCCCGCGCAGTAGCGGAGTACTTCGGGCCGGGGACGACCTACCTGCCGTTCAGCAACGCCCCCGGCGATGGTGTCGTGATCCGGCGCGATCACGCCGTGGTCCGGTCCGTGTTCCGCGCCCGATGGACCCGCTACCCATGGCGTAAACGCGTCTCGGGCAACTGGGCGCGTCAAGCTAAGGCCGAAGGGATCACCCACGTTGCACTACAGGTCGGTCCGCGAATCGCTGACTTCCGCATCGAGGAGCTGACCCGGCGATGACCGCCAAGGGAAGACGGACCTTCGGCAGCGTCCGCAAGCTGCCCTCGAAGCGGTGGCAAGCCCGGTACACCGGGCCAGATGGCCGTACTTATCCAGCGACCAGGAACGGCCAGCCCCTGACCTTCGACACCCGCCGCGACGCCGAAACGTGGCTCGCGGAGCGGCAAACCGAGATCCACCACGACCAGTGGAAGGCGCCCGCGGCCACGAAGCCGGCGGAACTCGAAGCGCCGACGCTCCGCGAGTACTCCACCAGTTGGTTAGCGATGCGACCCCTGGCGGTGCGCACCAAAGATCACTACGCGGCGCTGCTGGCCAACCACGTCTACTCGACCTTCGGTGACACCCTGCTGGCCCACATCGACACCCGCAGTGTCCGCAAGTGGCACGCCGGCCTGGCAACGAAAACCGGCCCTACCGCACAGGCGCACGCCTACGCGCTGCTGCGCACCATCCTCAACACCGCGGTCGACGACGAGTGGATCACGGTCAACCCGTGTCGGATCCGTGGTGCTGGTCAAGCGAAACGCCAGAGCCCCGAATCTGTGCCGGCGACTCCGGAGCAGCTGGCCACGCTGGTTGCCGCGATGCCACCACGGCACCACCTGCTGGTCCTGTTCGCCGGTTTCTGTGCACCCCGGTTCGGTGAGTTGACCGAGCTGCGCCGCAAAGACGTCAACGTCGCCACCGAGGAGTTGAGCATCAGCCGCGCGGTGGTCAAGACCCGTGGCAACGGTCGTCTGGTGAAGAAGACGAAAAGTGAACGGTCGCGGGTTGTGGTGATCCCGCCGCACCTCATGCCCGCCGTGGAGGCGCACCTGCGGGATTTCGCCGCACCAGGCCCCAACGGGTTGTTGTTCCCCGCGGTGCTCAGCGGCGGGCACCTCTCAGAGTCGACGGTGCGCAAACAGTTCCGCAAAGCGAAGCTGGTTGCTGGTCGACCGGATTTCCGGTTCCACGATCTACGGCACACCGCCGGCACGTGGGCATCGCAGCTGGGTGCGTCGTTGAAAGAGGTCATGGCCTACCTCGGGCACACCACGGTGTCGGCCGCGATGCGCTACCAGCACGCTGACCCGGAACGCCGGCAGTGGCTCGCCGGCAAGCTGTCCGAAGAAAGAGCTGCGACTGTCACCCCGATCGAAGCGGCCCCCAGCGCCGCTAAGAAGCCACGGAGGCGGTCCGCATGAACCACGTCACTGCCAAGAGCGGACGAGGCAAAATCCACCGCGCTGGTCAAGAGACCGGCAAGCTGACTCCCGAATGCCAGAGCCGCACCAGCTCAACTGAGTACGTGCCTTCGCTGCTGGCCCTCAATTGCCGTAAATGCGTCAACAACCTGGTTCGCCCCAGCGCGCCGAAGCCACGGAGGCGGTCCGCATGAACGCCGCCGAGCACGCCAGTGAGATAACGATCACCTGCCCACATTGCGACGTTGCGATCTCCGTCCCCGAGGGTCTGAGGATCCAACCCGGGGTGTGCCCCCGATTCGCAGCCCGACTAGCGGAGGTCTATGGCCCTCCTCTCGGTGGCGAATCATGAAAGGGAAACTCACAGCCCGGCAACTCTTTATTAGCGACGCTGCGTTCGTGGCTTTCATATGTTTTCTAGTTCTCGCCCTCGCGCTGCCGGGTTTCATAACAAGATTGTTGTGCGGGCTGGCGGCGATGTTTGCCGTGTTGTCCCTGGTTGCTGTGAGGGTCGGATCATGAGCGAGATTAAGAATCCTAGTGCTTGCCTGCTCGACATTCTTGAGGTGTTCATCCAGGCGCACGGCGAGGGAGTTGAGTTAAGTGGCTATCCCCTCGCGGTGAGGTCGAGACGTGGGTTCGCACAGGTTTACTACAAGGGTCTTATCCCCCTTGAAGCCGCCGGCTGGCTCACCTCACGGTGGCAGCCGGGGCCGTACCCGCGTCGTCGCCTGTATGAACTTTCGCCGCTGGGCCTGATCGAGGCCAGTGAACTTCTCGACACCTACAGGCCGCCAGGGACTCCGCCGTCTTTGCACCATCGGGTACTCGACGCCATTGACCGCATTAAGAAGTTCGCACGCCGGAGACGATCCGCATGACAACGACGATCATGCTGGATATTTGCACTCCAGAAGGCAAAACCTGGTTGGCGGAAGTAACCGGGACAGGCGGCAAGTTCGGTATCGAGCGGGATTTCGTGAGCGCTGTCAGTAAGAACACATCGAGATCCGGGATGACGGGCACCGCGACTTACATTGTCGACAACGGGGTTTATGAGAGCAACGAAGGCCGATTGGGGCGCCGCTATTGGATCGTTGAAAACGATGAGAAACGTGAAGTTGAGCGTGACGACGCGTTGGCCTGGTTGAAACGAGGAGCTGAAAGCAAATGACTACCGAACAGACACCCCCAACCACCGAACAGACACCCCCAAATTCAGTACCCCTTGATGATGACGACTGGGTCGACGCTCTGGACGACGCGCTCACGGCTGCGCTCCGCGCGCTGGGCTCAGCCGAGGAACTCTTGGGCCCGGTGGCCGAGCTAGGCGGTGCAGGCGGTGCAGCTGATGTCGCATGTGGATACATCAGAGAAGCAATCCGGCGTGCTCGTCACGAAGTAACCGGCGCGGCGAATAGCGCGTGGCTTATCCAACTGCTCTTCCCTAAGAACCAAAGCTCAGCTGAGCGGCAAGAGGTCCCCACATGATCGTCACCATTGTTCATCTACTTTGTGAGGCGCCCGGTTGTACTCGTGTGCGGAGCATGAAAAGCGGCGACGAGGAATCGCTGCGACGAGACGCCACTCGGAATGGATGGGATTGTAACGGTCGCGATCTTTGCCGTGAACATTCCCCGCGGTCGTCGTCTTGCGGTGGATCGTGTGAAAGGGGAATCGTTTTCGGCCCACCTGAATGGAGTCACCGCGCATGAGCGACGACGAGGACTTCGACGCCGAAGGTACCTTAGAACGACTTCAAGATTGGATGACTAGAGAAGGGTACCGAATCTCAGCGAAGTATTGGCTGAGATGTCCACACTGTGGGGTGTTCCTGCCCGGACGCATTTTCGCCAAAACACCACTAGGAATACCGTGCCGCAATTGCCGAAAGCTGAGGTACTCCGCATGATGGATCCACGAATCACCCTTGAGAAGTTAGATGACCTCTACTACATCGTGTACGAAGTCGCGACGGGACTAGAGATCGGGGGCGTGATCAAGCGCTACGGGATCCCTCCTCCGGATTTCGAGTGGTGTGCGATGACCCCAGAGAACGCGGCGCACGACGTGTTCAGTGGGCCCACCGAGGGGGCAGCGGCGACTAAGGAAGAGGCAGCTGCATATCTGCTGCCACTGCTACGCGAGCCGAACATAGAGGGGCGCCCGGGTGACGAATACGAAGTTTCCCGCATCGGCGATGAATGTTACGTGTGGAATTCAACCACAAATACAAGCCTTAGCGGAGCGCTAGCTGAGGATGAGGCGAATCGCCGCGCCGAGGAATTGTCGGTGAACCCCCATGGATCCTGACGAATTCCGCCGTCAGTTGTGCGAGGCACTTCACCTCAAAGACGACGCTAGCGACTACGAAATTCTGGCGCTGGTCGGAACCGCATACCACTTCTACCTGCTGAACCGACCCGCCGAAGCCGCCCACCCGATCGAAGCCCTCGATATCCCGCTCCCGCAGACAGCAGAGCTGGGCGACGACGTATGACCGCGAAGGAACTCAGTGAACCGCAAAGGCGGGCACTACTTGAGATAGCGCGGAACGAAGAGGAGGGTCGTGTCAGCGTCCCGGATGACCTGCACCTGCGGGTAGTCACTCTGGTCGCGCTGGAGCGACGCGCTTACGTGACGTGCCAGTACGGCGTTACCCGTCCGCGCACTGGCATTCCGCAGCGGGTAATTGAGTCAGTGAGCATCCTTCCCGCTGGGCGTTTACAGGCAAACCAACCCAATAAGATGTGAGGAGAGGGACATGACCAGGTTCCAGGCATTTTTAACCATTCCGGCTTTGGCTGCGGGTGTTGTGACAGCAGTGGCGTGTGTACGAATCGCGCGCCAGACTCAACGGATAGTGGAGGTTCAAGAGCAAATCTTGATACTCAACGAAAAGCGGGCCGGGGCCCTTCCGCGGGCCGAAGACCTTCCGAGCTGGGCTCGACCGGGGAACGGGTGAGCCAGTGGGAATCATTCCCAGATCGGTTTTGCATCGGTGGCGGCGACGGACCCGGTTCAAAAGTCGCCGCCAGCGTGCACTCGACAAAATTTACCCCGCCGGTGGTGGCGGCACGGAAGTCTTCCTTAACGAACTGGGGATGAAACGGCATGAGCAATGATTATGAGTGGACGAGCGATTATGAGTGGACGGCCGCCGGTGAGTGTGCTCAAGACGCGGTGCCTGTCATGGCGTTGTCGGAGGGGGAAAGTGATGACCATGAACCGCGCGTGGTTAGGCGGTTAGGTCCGTACCTGTGGACTAATGTCCTCGGGAGCATTGTGCCTGCGGCTTTGCATCCGCACAGATATCGACCTTTGACGCCTGCCGAGTGGGATGATTTGGTTCGGCTTTTCCCTGATTCGGTGCCGGTTATACCACCGGTTGACCTGCGACTGACGCTGCACGCCGTTTCCGAACACGCAATCGATGGCGCAGGTGAACCATCCCCTGAACACATCGCAGCAGCCATCGCAGAAGTGGGAACCGCGGGAAGCCCTTTCACCAAAGCCTTAGACCGGCTTTGGTTCGCGTTCGATGATCTTTGTGTCGATGTCTACAACCGTGCACTGGACCTAGCCCAGGCCGCCGAATGATCATGCACCGACCCGCTGATCTTCCAGCCCAGCGACCCCAAGCCGACGCAGACGACGGCCTGAACAAGTTCATGACCACGTGCGCTACCACCGTGATCATGGCCGCGTTGCATCGTGTCGGCTTCACCACGGCGCGGGGTGAAGCCGACAACGTCTTCGACCTCGAACTCTTCGATCAGCCTTTCCGGATCACCGTGGACTGCCACCCGATAGCGACCGAAGCGGAGGTGTCCCCTTGACCTACTACGTTCACTTCCACGATGGTCATTACCACGTACTCCGGAAAGACCCAATTATCCGGTTCCTCGACGAGCGGGTCGAAAACCCCTGGATTTACTTCGAAAAGGTCGTCGCCGACAACGTCGCGGCGCTGCTCAACGCCGGAGTGGACCCGGAGCGGATCCAAGCGATGGACCACTATCAGATTTGCGTCGCCCACGATGAGCTGCTGCACCGATCCGGCGGCGTGGTCCTCACCGAGGACGTCATCGCCGAACTCGTGCAGGAAGCGGAACGGGGTTACGACCCCACACAGCTCCGTCCGCGCCCACGCTCAACTGACACATGACCGACGACGTCCCGTTGATCGACCGAGACACCATCCGCACCTTGCCGGTCACGATCGACATCATGCAGCTGGTCAGGATCTACGGTCTGAGCCCGGAGTTTGTGCTGTGGGGTTGTGAGTTGTGCGAGTACGCGGACTCACAGCCCGGTGGAGCGTCCGCGTTGCGGTCGATTGAGGAACACATGAAGACAGAACACGGCGCGACGTGAACGCGCCGGACCACCCCTAGATAGCGTGCGCTGGTGCACAACAGTTGGGCGCATAGCGTGCGCTTGGTGCACAACAGTTGGGCGCTGTTGCGGGTCGCGAAAGCGTTCCTACGGACACCGAATCACGACGTCCACGATCTTGTCCAGGTCGCCAAAGTCGACCCCGGCGACCTGGACAAGATGATCCCCCGGATGGTCACCGAAGGGTGGTTAACGACCGCCGACGGGTGGATTTTCCAACTGACCCCCACCGGCCGTGCTGCCTTGACCACAATGCTTACCCAAGCCCGAACGTTTAACAACAACAGACAAGGCGGCGCGACTCCATGAGCATCTGCTGGTTCACCGCGGACTGGCATTTCGGTCACACGAAGGTCCTCAAGTTCACGGATCGGCCGTTTGCCAGCATCGCCGAGCACGACGCCGGGTTGATCGCCCGGCACAACTCGGTCGTTAACCCCGACGACGACGTGTGGGTCTGCGGTGACGTCGCCCTGGGCGACATTGAGCGTTCGCTGGCGTGCTGCGCCGAGATGAACGGCAAACTGCATTTGGTCCTCGGCAACCACGACCGGCCCGCGATGGCCCGCACCCCCGAAAAGCGGGACTACTGGACGCGGCGCTACCTCGACGAAGGCGGGTTCTTTGAGGTGATCGACGACGACAACTCAGTCGATGTTGAGCTGCCCAACGGGGCGATCGTCTTGGCCAGTCACTACCCCTACTCCGGCGACGGAGACAGCTTCGCGACGGACCGGTTCGCCGACCGCCGGCCCCTCGACACCGGCCAGTGGCTCGTCCACGGTCACGTCCACAAGGCCTGGCACGTCCGCGGCCGGCAGATCAACGTCGGGGTCGACGTGTGGGAATTCCAGCCGGCGCCGTGGGAAACCATCGCCGCCATCGCCGGCCTGACGATGCCCTGCGACTAAATCATTCGTCTCTACATGCCCACCCGTCTCAGGGTTCCACCAATGAGTCCGACCGGAAACAGACTCGACCCGGATCAGATGGCTCATGTCGCTCATCACGAGCCCGCAAGCTACCGCTCATCCGCAGGCTACCGCCCGGCGCTGTCGGTTCATGTGATCGTGATCTGTCTTCGATAGCGGCCCCACGCTTCCCGCATCTGCGAGTGCAGCGGACTGGGCAGCTCATCGAAGGGAAAGAATTCCACTTCGGACACCTTGTGGGGCTCGCCGTTGCGCACTGTGGCGGGATCTACGAGGACTTCGAAATCGAGCGCGAGCCAGTGCGTCAGGGCGCCATCGTGGTATCTGCGCACGTTGCGATACCCCAAGAAACTGTGAGAAACGATCTCGGCGCTGTACTCCTCCGCAACCTCAGCTTTAAGCGTGTCTTCGGGGGTCATGCCGAACTCAAGTTCACCGGCGCCCGGATCCCAGCAGCCGTGCTCATCCCGGCACTGATCGGTGCGTTTGCCCATGAGCAGCCGACCGTGGCCATCGTGACAGAAAAAGACGATCGTGACACCGACGCAGTCGAGGCCGGTCCTGGCACCCATCAGTGGTGATCCTTTTCGGTTTCCGGCAGTGGCGCCCCATCACAACAGTTCGCTTTGGCTTTACACCACGGGCATAACCAGCGGCTCGCGATCGGATCGAACTCGCGTTGGCAGAACTCACAGACCACGAGCCCGCAAGCTACCGCCGGGCGCTGACGAGTCCGCGTTGGCGCGGTATCGAGGCGCCTTCGCCGGCCGCTAAATCGGCGGTCGCCCACGGGTCCTCGCTGCAATGGACCCTGCGGAGCAGTTCACCTTCCACGGAGTGCTGCACCGACACCGGCAGGTCCTCATTGACGTGCACGAGCGTTGTTGGGCCAGCAGCACTGGTCCCCGGTGAGCGAGCAGCGAACCCGTCCACGCCGCTCAATTTGGTAACACGCACCCTATCTACGGGTGCTTCCGCCCCCACCCATTCCACCATCGGTAGTCCCTTCCCCATCTTCGCCGAAGGAGGTCACCATGGCCCCCATCAGCTCGACCCGCAGTTGCTGCGGAAGCCCCTCCGCGAACTCGCCGAGGAACCTGTCCCGCTCCGTCCGGTCTTGCAGGCGCCCTACCACGCTAAGTATTAGTTCGGCAGCAGACGCGCCGTCCTCAACAGTCTCGAACCTATAAGTGGGTTCTTTTACCCTCTTATCGGTGACGTAGCTTTCTTTGATAGTAGCGATCGTGGTAGGGGGGACGCCAGCCCTGGCCAGCGCCGCGATCACCTTGACGAAAGTGGCTTCGTCGCACAGGTAGCCGCAGCCGTTGCTGTCCAGCGGACCGATCAGTCGGCCCAAGGTTGCCTTGGAAACCAGTCCGCCGGCTTCGATGGAGTGTTTCTCCAGTTCACGGGTGGACAGCTCGCCGGCCCATCCCCCGTGACGCCCGGGGGCCCGATCACTTCCAACCCCGGCGTCGCGCAATGCCGCGCGTAAGCGTCTACCAGCGGGAATGATGTCAGGAGTCATAGTTTTCGGCCCTTCCGGGTCATCCGGACGTCCGCTAGGGCCGGGCGCCCTGCTGAACCGCCTCGGATGTCGGCAAGTGCACATGGACTGTTACATCCACGCATCGAAGCAGTGTAGTTGACAACTCTGTGTGATCAGCGTAGAACTCTGCGTCATGCCCCAGGATCTGAGACAAGACGGCACTTCCCGTCAGTTCGTGGACGGGAAGATGCTCACTCCCCAGGAGGTGGCGCGGCGGCTGGAAGTCGACCCTGAGACCCTTCGACGGTGGGCACGGGAGGACAAAGGCCCACCGTATGTGCTGGTAGCGCCCGCCACGAAGCGATACCCGGAAAAAGCGTTGATCGCGTGGTTGCAAGACAACCTCCGGCCGCGCCCGGAGGCTCGCGCATCATGAACGCCACCTTTGACATGCCTCAAGTGCCCCAAGCTGTGAGACAAGAACAGGGCCGCGAGCTGCTCGATTGGGTCCGCGCAGCGTTTATGGACCTCGACCGACGTGCTCATGTCCTGGAGCGGCTCGTCACTTCCACCCGTTCGTGGCCGGCGCAGGAGCCGGAAGCCGACACCGACCGCGTGATCACCATCCGCGTTGACCGCGACGCGTGGTTCGCCGCAGTGCAAGCCGCTGCGCGCCGCAGCGCAGCTAGAGCCCCATTCACGCCCCCCCACGCGAGGGGGCGAATCCCCACATCACATCCGAGAACAGGCAGGCAGCCGCATGCCCGAATCACCGCAGACCATGTCCGGAACCACCGCCGGGATCCGCCGGTTGCTGCGTTGGCTTGACTTCAACGCTCACACCGGCATCCCGTTCGCCAGCGTCGACTACGTCGGTAACGACAGCGTCGAGATGACCTTGATAAGCGGCGGCTACGACGTGCTCGCCGCCGCGATCACTGTCTCCGAAGCGCTGTCCGATTCCGAGATCGCCGTTGCCGCCGATTCGTCGCTAGACGGGCAACGCCACTGGTGCCAGCTCACCATCACCGGCGCCATCGGTGTCGGTGAAGACGCGCTGGACGTGATCGTCGCCGGGATTTGTTACGACGAGGCCGCCACCGCGCTGCGCAACTCGCTGGGCACCCCGCCGATTCCCGGTGAAAAGACCTGGCCCACCACGGTTGATCACCTCGCGAGCCTGTTGCCGCCGGGGGTCCTGTGATGGCCACCAAAAACCCCGCGCCTGATGACGACCCCCTTTTCGCGCAGTGGCTACGCGACACCGGGCGTGTCCAAGAGCTGCCGGAGGTGCCTGACTTCGAGGAAGTGAGCACGCCGCTGGTCGCGGCTTTCGCCTTGTTCGCCGGTGGCGTCGGAATAGTTGTCGCGCTCGGGTGGGCTGCGCTGGCGTTCGCCGTCGGCGTCGGCGTGTGGTCAACCACCGCGGTCGTGCTGATGACGGTCGGCACGGTGCTGGTGATCGCCGGTGCGGTGGTCGCCTACCTCGCGCGGCGGTCGCCGTGACAACGATGATGTCGCTGGATCCGGCTACCGCTCTGGTGGTTCACCCCGCGACTGAGCTGTTCCCCTCGTTGACCACCGGGCCGCATTTCGAAGCCCTGCTGGCGGACATCGCCGCCAACGGGTTGCAGCGGCCCATCGTGCGGACATTGCGGGGCGCGATCCTCGACGGCCGGCTACGCGCGCTGGCGTGTCGCCTCACGGGAGTCACCCCTAAATACCGGGTCCACACCGGTGACCCCTGGCGGTTCGTGGTCACTGCGAACGCCCACCGGCTTACCAGTAACAGCCAGCGCGCGTGCATCGCCGGCACGCTGGCCGCTGACCCCAATTGCCACCTCACCGGTAGGCAACTCGTCGAGCTGACCGGTGTGTCGTCGATGCAGTCGATGCTGCGGGCTAAGGCGGTTGCCCGCAGCGGGATACCGGCGCTGAAAGAGATCACCGCGGCCGGTCAGGTACCGCTGACCACCGCGGCGCGCATCGCGGGCCTATCAACCGAAGCCCAAGAAACCTTCGTCGCGCGCACCGCGAACGGCGCGCATCACCGCTTGGTTGGGCGCCCCGGTTGGACCGGCGAGGAGCCGGCCCCCGAACAGCCCCCACCGAAATTGAGCCAACGCGAAGCGCGGTACCGCTACGTCCAAGAATCCGCTCTGAAACTAATGGGGAATTCTTTCGACGGCTTAGCCATTGTGTTGGCTTCCGCGCATGGGCTCGATCCCAATATAACGCCAGAACAGGCCGCCCATTGGAGGAGCGACCTGTCCCGACAATCAAAGAGTTTCCGACGACTGTTGGCGCTGCTCAAGGAACGTGGCGCCGGCTCAAGGAGCATAGCAAATGACCACCTCGACCACAACGACCGTCGCTCCGCCGCGAGCGGTCACGGCGAATTACACGGTGACAACGATTAACCCGTCGCTGCTCACGGTGGACCAGAGCGTGCAAAGACCACTCGACGGCGTGCGTGTCGCGGCAATAGCCGGCGACTTCGAACGCGAAGCCCTCGGCGTGATTCACGTATCGCACCGAGCCGACGGCACCTACCACATCATTGACGGCCAGCACCGGATGGCCGCCCTGCGGGTTATGGGTAAAGGCGATACGACTGTTCCGTGTGCGATGTACGAGGGCCTTAGTCGCGCCGAGGAAGCCGCAATGTTTAGGCGCCTTAACAATACGCGTCAAATTCAGGTGCTCGATCGATTCCGGGTCAGAATCGTTGAAGGCGACCCAGTAGCCTGCGAAATCTCAGCGATCCTGGGTTCCCACGGTTGGAACGTCACCAAAGGCACCGCCAGAGGATCATTTTTCGCGGTAGCCGCAATGGAAAAGATTTACCGCGCCAAAGAGGGCGGCGACTCCGCGACCTGTGACGCGCTGGTCCGCATCGCCACCGAAGCGTGGGGACACGACAGCAATGCGCTGCGCGCCGAAATCGTGTCCGGCTTGGGTGTGCTGCTGCGCCGGCACCCGCACCTGGAGATGGTGAAGCTGGTCACCGAGCTGGCCCGCCACGAAGGCGGACCGCTGGGATTGATCGGCCAAGCGCGCCAGCTGCACAGCATCCGCAACGGCCGGATTTCCGACGCGATGGCCGAGATTCTGGTCAATCGCTACAACGCGCGCCGCAAGATCAACCGGTTGCCGGAATGGAACTCGGCATGACCGGCCGGCACAGCGCACCCGAAACCGTCGCGGATGTGACTTACGACTGGCAGATCATCGGTTTCCTGCCGGCGCCCATGGGCTGGCTGATTTTGAGCCTCGACCACGAAACCGGAGCGGTCACGTCGAGTCCGCTGCCGGGTTGGCTCGTCCAAGAGATCGTCGCTTACACCGAGTGGGGCGAGCCGAAACCTAACGCGGAGCAACCTGATCGACCTTCGCTTCGGGTGATCGCTGGCGCGGTGTGCGCAGACGGGGAAGTGATGCCTGCCGCGGAAATCGAGAAAGGCTTCTGGCGAATCAGCGGACCCGGGCAGATGGGTCCTACCGCCGCCGAAGTACGGGAGGAAATACGGGACCGGAAAGCCCTCGTCTACGCCACCGACCTAGTGAGAAACCGAGACAAACAATGACACGACGCCTGCCTGCGCTTTTCCTAGCGATCGGCGCGTTTATGGTGATGGCTGGCTGCAACCATGACCAACCAACACCTGTGCAGATACACACCTCTACCGTGGCCGCGCCGCCGCCGTTGGCGGTACCCAAACCACACCAGCCGGTGGACCAATTCGGGGACGGTAAGTACGAGGTTCTCGTCGACATCCTGCCCGGTCAATACAAAACCAACGGGCCCGGTGACGACGGCGTGACCGATAAATGCTATTGGGCTCGGTTGAAAGATTTCACCGGTGCGGTCACCAGCGTCAATGCCATGCAATACGGCGAACGCGGCCCCGATGTGGTGGTCATCGAACCCAGCGACAAAGGATTCGAAACCCGCTCATGCGGTATCTGGATGCGAGTGAAGTGAGCCAGTGCACCACCTGCGGTGCGCAAATCATTTGGACGCGCACTCAAGCCGGGAAACGGATGCCGCTGGACGCTAAAGCCAGCGCCGACGGCAACCTGGTCCTGACTAACACCAACGAATTGCTGCCCACAGTGCGCACGGTGGGCAGCGTCGGCCACAAACCTGGTCAATTGCTGTACCGAAATCACGCGTTCACCTGCAAACAGGCGATGGCTCACCGAGAGAAAACCCCGAAAAAACGCCTGCCGCCACCCGGGCCGGTCCTATTCGAGGGAGGAGATGGTTTCCCGTGATAAGCCCCGACGAAAAGTACGAAGCGATCATCATGTCCTCAGTGATCCTGGCGCACGCCCGCGCCGGTGCATGGTCCGAAGCCGGCGCCGGAATCACTGCCCTCGCGGAACGGTTCGACGGGGCCGGCATCCAGATCATGATCACCGGCCTGGCCGACACCATGATCTACCACCAGGGTGGTCACAGGTCAGACGACGTCCCGGTCCAGCCGGTGTGGTTCGACCTCGACGGCGCCATGGACGACGCCGACGGCGTACCGCGCCCCGAAATCGTGTGGGCCGGACGGTTCATTGCTGCTCGTGCGGCGCTGGATGAGGACGCGTGCGCTGCGCTGGTCAACTCCTGTGCCCATGACCCGGAGGCCTACTCCCAAAACGTTTTCGCGGTCGTGGAGGTCGCCGCAACCACACTGAACGCGCTGGATGCGTCGTGACCGCGCCAGCACGGGTCCGACCGGTGAACCCGTGGTCGATGCCCACCGCGACGCTGGTGTTGCCAGCGGGCGCACCCCGGGAGGAATGGCTAGCCGAGCGCCGCAAAGGCCTCGGGTCCTCCGATGCGGCGCTGCTCATGGGCGTCGGTTACGCCGAGGACAGCGAATACGGGCTCTGGCTCGACAAAACCGGCCGGGCTGGCCACGGCGAACAAACGGAAGCGATGCGGCGCGGGACGTGGCTAGAACCACACGTCGTCGATTTTTTTTCCGAGAGAACACGGCTGACCGTTCGCCGCTGCGGGCTGCTGGCGAATAAAACGAACCCGATCCTGCGGGCCACTCCGGACCGGCTCACCGGTGACGGCGGGATTGTCGAAGTCAAAACGATAGGAGCGTGGGCGAAAACTGGTCCCGAATGGCGCAATGGCATCGCTCGGCACGCGTATGTGCAGGCGCAATGGCAGTTAATGGTGTCCGGTAGAACACACGCCTGGTTCGCTGCTTACGCCCTCGATCAGGAACCGATGATCCGCGGTCCGGTGGAGCGCGACGAGCCACTCATCGAACGGATGGCCAAACGCGCCGAAGTGTGGTGGGAGTCCTACATCACCAAAGACACCCCGCCGCCGGTGGATCTGGCAACCATCACCGACGAGGAGATCTCGCTTCGCTGGCCTATCGAGGCACCAGGCAAAGCTGTGGAAGCGGAGTGGCCGGCGTACCTACGGCAAATGCTCGACGAACGCGCCGAAGTAAAAGCCACCGAGAAGGAAGCGAAACGGCGGTCCGACGAGATCGACAAAGCAATCAAGGTGATGGCCGGCGATGCCGAAGCGATCCTGCTCGGCGAACGGCCAGTTGTCACCCTGAAATCGCAGCGGAACAACCCATCCGTTGACCCCTCGCTCGAAACCGACCACCCCGAGATTTGGGAGACCTACATTCGTCGCGGCACCAGCCGCCGGATCCGCATCGTGAAGGGCTGGAAAGCATGACCGGCTACGACAAAGACAATCTCCCTTCCGTGGACTGGGCCGAATACCGCAAGACCGAGACCACCCGCATGTGGGGTCCGGTCCCGGGCCCGTTCACCGTGGAAACCAAGGAAGGCGAATACGAGCTACCCGCTGACTGGCTGGGGTTCATCGCGTTAGACGCAGACGGTTACCCATACCCCGTCGACGCCAGCGTGCACGCACAATCATATGAGCGTGTCGCATGAGCGGCACCGAAGTGGCCACCGTGCAGGGTTCGCTCGCGGTACGGCCTGACCAGGTCGATTGGACCGACCAGCAGCGAGCCGGCCTCGCGCAAATCAACATCGAGGAAGCACCCCGCGGCGACCAGCTCGTGTTTCTCCACGTCGCCCAAAGAATGGGCTTGGACCCATTTAATAAAGAAATTTATATGATTGGCCGCTGGGATAGTTCATTGCAGCGGAAAAAGTGGACCATTCAAGTCGGCATCGATGGATTCAGGTCCAAAAGTGAGGAACACCCAGAATTCGGCGGAATCGAAGGACCGGAATGGTGCGGCCCCGATGGACAATGGCGTGACGTGTGGACCGCCGACGAACCACCCGTCGCTGCCCGTTTCATCGTCTACCGCAAAGACTGGGAACGGCCCGCCGTTGGTGTCGCCCACTACCGCGAATACGTGCAGAAAAAGAGCAACGGCGAGCCCACCGGTATGTGGGTCAACATGCCAGCGAACCAGCTGGGGAAATGCGCCGAAGCATTAGCTCGTCGCAAAGCATTCCCGCGGCGACTCGGTGGGGTGTACATCGACGAAGAATTGCAGCATTTGAATAACCCAGAACCGTCTCCAATCGTGATCGAATCACAGCGTGAGGAAGTGATCCGCGAACCCGACTGGGACACGCTGATCCACGACGCGGAATGGGCTGGTAACCGTGAGGAACTAGCCAAAATCTGGACGTTAGCCAAAGGAGTGAGGCGCAACGACACGGCGCTGCTGAACAAAATCGCCGAAGCCGGCGAACGCATAAAGGCGGCCGCCGAACGCGCACCCACCACCCAGCAACCCGACCCCGTCACCGAAGAACCGGGCGAATAATTATGACCGTATCCACCGACAATCCCGCGCCTACCGACAACCAACAGCAGGTAGCTGACTCGGGAGTCGGCCTACAAACAGTCACGCCGTCGATGGCGGCTGCGTGGCTCGCGAAAGACAACACCCACAACCGCCGGATCCGCCCCACGCTGGTAGCGCAATACGCCCGCGACATGGCCGACGGGAATTGGATGTTCAACGGCGAAACGGTTAAATTCGCCGCCGACGGCACCCTGCTCGACGGCCAGCACCGCCTGGCCGCCGTCGTCAAATCCGGGGTCACCGTTCCGCTGTTGCTCGTCCGGGGGCTACCGAACAACACCCAAGCAACAGTGGACCTCGGTGCCCGGCGTACCACCGGCGACGTCCTGAACCTCGCCGGTGAACGCAACTACCGGACGTTGGGTGCGACGTTGCGCCGGATCTGGCGGTGGCAACGGGCCGTCTACCGGCTCACCCGAGGCGGGGCTAACGCCCAACCCAGCGCCGCTGAGTGCCTCGAACTGCTCGCCAACAAACCGGAAATCCGGGAAAGCGTTCGGGTGGCGACCCGAGTTGCAGGCGAATTCCGGTTCATCCCAGCGTCAACACTGGCGTTGGCGCACTGGATGTTCCACCGGATCGACCCCGACGACTGCGCCTGGTTTTTTGAGCGGTTAGCAGACGGCGCCGATCTAATACCAGGACATCCAGTACTGACGTTGCGCAAGCGCGCGATGGAAGACGCAGCCCGCGTGCAACGCGTTCCCGAAGACCTCATGTTGGCCTTCGTGATCAAAGCCTGGAACGCGTTTCGGGACGGACGACTTCTAAAGATCATGAAGTTCTATCCGAGCGACCCGTTCCCCATGCCGCACTGAAATCCAGTGCGGCCCTTTCCGAGAGCCGAAATACGAAAGGAACACCCCGTGAAGAAGTACGATTCTGATGTGATCACCGGTGACGAAATCGAGTTTCGCACCGACCGCAAGAAAGTGATCACCCTGCCCCAAGGCATGACCTACTCCGGAATCATGAAGATCTTGGAGCAGAAGAAAGAGGAGCAGGAAACCGTCGCCGACTTCCGGCGCCAATTCAACTACCGGCCCTATGACGGCGCCGTGGCCTGCGCGATCGTCCTCAAGGCCCGCTATGGGCTCGTGATGGGTCGCGCCATTCAAACCATGTTCGGCGACCGGCCGCCCGAGGTCCTCGAAGTGCCTATCGGCCCTGGTGGCAAGACCGTCCAAGCGCCGTGGGGTCGGATCCAAATCCCGGTGATTGACGGTGGGGACGTTTACCTCGACTCGACCGACCACCGTGACTACGGCTCCATTTTCGAAATCACGATCCGCGCGAAGCGGATGTTCGCCCGGGAAATCGAAGAGTTTTTTGCTGATGTCGCCGAGCAGCTCCGCAACGGCAGTATTTACCGCGGTAAGGCCGTGGCCGGTGCCGATGAGCTCACTTTTATCGAGGACCTAGGCAAGTTCGACCCCAACCAGATCGTGTTCGCCAACGATGTGCAGATGTCGCTGGACGCCGCGTTGTTCGGGCCGCTTCGCCACCCCCAGGCGTACCGCGACGAGAAGATTTCGCTCAAGCGCGCGGTACTTCTCGAAGGGCCGTTCGGCACCGGGAAGACATCGATCGGGATGATGCTCGCCCAGGAAGCGGTGCACGCCGGCTGGACTTTTATTATGGCCAGGCCCGGCCGCGATCGGGTCGAAGACGTCCTGACCACCGCCAGGCTCTACCCACCCGCGGTGGTGTGGGTTGAAGACATTGACACCGACACCGGCTCCAGCAACTCGAAAGCCGTTTCGCGGATGCTCGACGCCTTCGATGGCGTGACCTCGAAAACCGGCGAAATCATCGTCGCGATGTCCACGAACCACATTGATCGCGTACCCCCCGGAATGTTGCGTCCCGGGCGTCTCGACTACGTCATTCGAATCGGCGAGCTGGACCGACCAGCCACCGAAAAGCTCATTCGGGTCGCAGTCACACCCGAGAAGCTCGCCCCCGACGTCGACTTCGACGCCGTCTACGCGGAGATGACTGGTTTCCTGCCGGCGTTCATCAGGGCCACCGCGGACCGCGCCCGGAGCTTTGCGATCCACCGGACCGGAGGCACCGACTTCGTCCTCACCACCGAGGATCTGGTCTACGCCGCGCGCAGCTTGCACTCCCAGCTCGCACTGCACCAGGGCGCCGCTGACGCACCGAAGCTGCCCACCCTCGACGCCGTCGTGCGAAAGCTCGTCACCTCCGGCGCCGACGGAATGCGCCTAGTCGGGCCCGGAATCGTCGATATGCACCTCGCTGCGCCCGCGGAAGCAGGGCGAAACGGAGCCCGAGTCTGACCCTTTCACCACCCGAACACAAAGCCGAAGAACACGAGAAGGGAAACACCGCCATGGCTTACCTGGTTGACACCGTTGATATCGCTGCCGCCTTCGACCAGATCGTCACACGCATTGCGCTTTACACCGCGCCGGTACCGGACCAGCCGGCCGCCGAATCCGCGGCACCGGAGTCCGACGCCCCGGAGGCGTCGACGGAGGTCAACGTCGAATTGTTCCAGCGCGCCCTGGATTACGTCACCGCTAACCCCCAGGAACACGACCAGAGCATCTGGGCCCGTCGCACCGACAACGGAATAGTTGGATGCCTGGGTTATCACACTGCCCGGTTAGCGGGTCACACCATGGACTGGAAGCGCAACGGGCACCCGAGCTTTGGCAGTCGATGCTGGTTCTGCGATAGCGATCACAGCAATGAATCGGTGCACGTCGTCACCGAGGGCGGCCGAGTTCACGTGTTCGACGTGGCCCAGCAAGCGTTGGGCCTAACCGCCCGCCAGGCCAATCTCCTATTCCACCCCACCGTCACGTTGGCGCAGCAGTGGAAATACGCCACCGAATACACCAATGGCGCCATCACCGTGCCGGACTCAGTAAAGGAGAATGTGTGACCAACCCGAATTACACGGCCGTGATGCTGGTGGTCGACCGCTCCGATTCCATGGCGTCCATTCGCGTCGCCGCGGAGGGCGGAATCAATGAGTTCATCAACCGCCAGCGTCACACCGCGGGCAAACGCACCATTCGTATCGCTCAATTCGACGACCGATACGAAACGGTGTGCGAGTCCACCGACCCGGACGATATCGCGCCATTCCTCCTAGTGCCCCGCGGAATGACCGCGTTACTCGACGCTATGGGTCGTTCGATGACCCAATTCGGTGAGGAACTAGCCGCGCTGCCCGAGGAGCAGCGCCCCGCAACAGTGATCTATGCGGTAATGACCGACGGCCACGAAAACGACTCCACGGAATACGACTGGGATCAGATCAAAGAACTCGTCAGCCGGCAGCAAAACGAATACGGCTGGCAGATCCTGTACCTCGCCGCTAACCAAGATGCTTTCGTCGTAGGTGGCCGACTCGGAGTGCCCCATGGCCAGACCATGACGTATTCCGCGACCGATCACGGAACCCGTTCCATGTCCGACAGTTTGAGCTCGTACGTCGTTGC